GACGTACCTGCAGAACCTGATATCACTGCTACAAGCTGTGTGCCACCTACGGGTGCAGTTGTTGCAATCTGATCATCAACTGCAAAGTCAAGATACAGCATGTGCTTTTCAACACCAAAACGTTGTGGATCGGTATTTAGAATCTTACCAATGTAGTTTGCATTATCAGGATTCAACGATGCAGACAGAACACGTAGACCAGGTAGACCATCTGCAGTGTCATATGTCGTGTCAGAAGAAGATATGACTAATTTGAATGTACCATTCGTGACAGTAGGATCTATGGTTGCAACATCGTCAACAGAACCCACACCTGCAGTGACAGCTTGATTGCCATCAAGGACAAAGAGTCGTGTGTCATCTGCACAGAAAATTGCAGCTCTGATGAGCTTGACATCAGAACCCGCACCAAGACCCGTGCCATAGCTATCATTATCAGTAAACATTGGCATACCTGCCAACTCATTTGTCTGAATATCGTGTATGGCTGCGATGAACTGTACTGATCCAACGTGACCAAGACTGTATTGTGCAACTGTACCTGTAACAATGAAACCTGCATTGTTCACCTGACCCGTTTCAACGGTCTTTTGAATGTGCTCTACAGTATCATTTGCACCTGCACCTAATACTCGCATATACGTCACTGCATTTCTATTCTTTAGAAACTCATTGACTGCGTAAGGACCTGCCTTCTCAGGATCTAGATCACCAAACTTCGTCCTAAAGTCGACGAATGAACCCACAGTAACGGGTACAAATGCTGGACCCTTCTGTGCAGTGCCGATTATTGCGGCTGGTGTGCCGATAGGACCCTGCACTCGTTGTGTTAGGTCAATTTCTCGCTCGAAGAAACCAGGTGATCTGAATGTGAATTCTCTTGCCATTTTAGGTTTATCTCCCTACCATACAGGTATAGTCTACGTGCTAAATATCAGTCGTAGTTGTAAAAAAAATTAACGCTTGTTGATTTTGTCCAATTGAAGTGCCTCTGTTAGTTTTCCAACTCGTTCGCCCTTCTTTGTCACTGCAATTACCCTCGAGTATCGTGGTGAATTTGGATCATTTGACGTGAATGGATTCAATACGTAGTGCTTCTTCACCAATCCATCACCAATCTTACCAGATTGAATTCTACCATCTGGGCCTACATCTTCAACATCGGCAAGCATGAAAGACTTGTTCTCAGGACCCACTAATGGAACACGATTGTCTAATGTTTCAAGATTCTCAACATTTTCTAATACATCAAATTCAAAATTGACTGCAGATAAAAAGCTTCTGACGGGTATGGTCTCATCTACATTCATCGTGCCAAAGATGTATGCAGGAATCGTGACGGTAGTGCTGTACTTCACAAGACGTTCTTCACCTGTGTAGTTGTCAAAGTTGTCCTGTGAGCTCATAGCTGTATCAAAGTGCGCCACAAACCAGTAACCCTTATCAGTCTCAATTCGTGTACGACACAAGATACCTAGATCGAATGAACCCAATATACGTTCGAGAAGCTGATTCATCTCCTGCACGTAGTTGGTCCACATCGTCACTTCATATGTCAGTGTGAGAAAATCAGGTGTAGGTACAACGATGGTCTCATACACGTTATCAGAGAGTGGATTTCCCAATGCACCTTCCAGATTCAACATGTCATCTGTATTACGACGTGTTTCTATTCCATCACCATTCTTGATATCGAATCTATTGATTAACTTTTGATACTGACGATCTGATTTGTGTATACGACGACGTATGACAAATTCACCAGGATCAGCACCAAATGCAAGTGCCGGTTCTGGTCTATACTCTACCTGCGTACGTTTTAAAACAACAATCGGTACTATGATTGCACCTGCTCTGTCTCTGATAGGTCTATCACTTTTCGTCAACGCAAATCTTTCACCACCTGCAAATATCACAGGGACTTTCTTCACTTCATTTTGATTACGAACCTGTAAATTGAGTGATGTATTAAAATACTCGAAGAATGCCTTGTCTATGTCGTAGATTGTATTCGCAGGAACCTTAAAATCCACGGGTATGTTGTTTTCACCCGTTGGAAAACCTACAGTCTTAGTACCTTCAATGCTATCAGGCAGACGCTCCTTACGGTTAGTCGTGCCGGGACGCAATTTCCTTTCAATAGATGCCATAATATTCACTCATCGTAAAATGCACTGTCATCAGATGATGTGCCACCACGTGTAGACACTTCCATCGTACCTGCAAGGGGTTCATCTAAGACACCCTTCTTACGTAGATCTCTGACGTCGCCCGTCTCACCTTCCTCATTTACAGCAAGACCACGTTGCTGATGGAATGTCTTCTGCACAGAATCAGGATCTCCATAACCCTCCCACGTAGGTCCTAGTACCTTAGTGAGGAATTGATCTTTTCTAGCCTGTCGAACAGACAACTTTGTACCCATCTGATACTCAATTTGACCAGCTACGGTATCAGCACCCCTGATCTCAACAATTTCATAGAATGCCTCACCATAACTGATGAAATCACCCAATACTGCATTGATTCTTTTGTAAATTAGATCGCGTGTATGTAAGAATATTTCCAATTTTCTTATTGCATCGTGTCCTGCACCGCCTGTATTCTGTTCTGACTGATTCCATTGAACCAATGCATTCATCTCAATTGGATGATGAAATACCTTCTGAGGCGCCTCTTGATACAGGTCGTTGACTAGTGTACGTGCGTAATCAATAGAATAGTAGTAGATCTTTTGACCTACAATGTCCTTCATGACTTCACGTGAAATGTCATTAAAAAAGTCTATCTCACGAGTGCCAATGAATAATCTAGACATCTTCTGACCACCTCCACGTGTGACCGTATGCAGTCTTTGCTGCCCCACGCGCACAGTTTGAAATCTTACTGCCGTAACCTCCCACTGCCTTCGCGGCCTCATTCAAGGACATGTATGTTTTTTCTGTTCCCGTTTGCAGACAAGTTCCAATGACAGATTTTCTACCGCGTGATACACCATTCAATGTAGTGATCTTATTGTGATCACGTTCTGTTCGCTTACGACCCGTACCACCCACATCTGAATTGTAACCATTTTCAAACGAATCAAACAATTGAATGTACTTTACTTCCAGCTCATCTAATTCATCTGATGTACAAAACTTCTGTTCTACAATCTTGAATGAAAAGTTCATGAAACCCTCGTTCCTCATGGCTTCATATAACTTTGACTTCTTACCAATCATTGCATGTTTGATGTGTTCTCTCCAACGAGCACCCATTGATCGTGATGATTTTCCCACATACTTCTTACCATCGAGTTTATTCTCAATGCAGTAGATGTATCCATAGATGTGTTGTGAAGTGATATTGGACATTACGAGGTTAACTATTCAGCCAACCATGATTGAACCCTTTGGATTGGGTATCATTCTCAACATCTTCATGATGTTCTCTGCCTTCATTGAATCCTTCTCGAGTAACTTATCGTATGTCATATCCTCAAGAAGTGTATTCAATTCTTCCTTCAACTTTGTTGCATCATCACGGCCTTCTGTCTTCAATGCATCACCATTTAACTGGATCGACGCACCAGGAATTGGTATTTCATTTATCTTTGTGCGAACTATACCCAATAGCTCTTTTGAATATGCTAACGTCAAGTCTGCGATAAACTTGCGACCAATCTGATTGATCGTTGAGTATGGTATTGTACCATATGGTATGTTTGATAAAGAACTCACACCGGACGTCGTGGGATCTTGTGCAGACCCTGGGATGCTACCTGATGTCAGTTGCACACCGCCCTGCGCAATTGGATGCTGCGCATATGCGACTCTTACAAATAAATTACCTGCAGGATCTCGTGTTGGAAGTGGCATGAGACGTAGGTGGCCATTACCTAGTATCTGATAACTGTAGTGTGAACGACGTACCCTGAATGATGCCTCCATCTGTCCTGCGCGTAGGACATCTTCAAATACAGGTAATACATAGAATATCGTCTCAGGCGTGAATGATTCAAATGAAAATTCGTTGTTGAGGTAGTTTATTGCAGAAGTGGAATCAAAGAATCTGTATGCAGTAGTAGGCGAGAAGTGAAATACTTCCATCACACGCAACTTTTGCTTTGCAACCTGATTGTCAAATATGATGCTGCCAGAAGGATCCAAGAGCTCAGTGTGTAAGTTGTAGTCCTGCACACCTGTTTGTAATGGTAGACGTCCTAATACATGACCATAAGTACCACCTAAGTTAGCTTGTATTGCGTAAGGCTCAGCCTGACGCAGTATGAATTCTAACGTGCTACGAGGATACAGATTTGATAAATCAGTGCTGCCAGAAGTACCAAGGTAAGTCGTCATGTGAGACTTTGCCTGATACTTGTTGATGATTGCACCCCACGTTGAAGTGGCAGATTCAAAACATGACCATATTTGTTTCTTTGTCAGTTCAACCTGCAACACGTCATCACCTAACATGCGCTTCACCCACACAACCATTTTGTCTGCATCTGCAGCAAATTGTGGATCAGCGTCATAAAGACCGAATGGTGTGGGTTGTATGGTCTGTAGGAAAGTTGCCATGATGACTCACATTGGACGTTCATCTGTAACTATCCACGTAATATCCACAATTCAATCATTAAATTTTATCAATGTCTACGCCAAACAGCTTAAGAATCTTATCACGGGCTTCTTCCATATCGGAGTGTGCAGGACTTATGTCAAATCCCTTGATCTTCACGTCACCTATGCACATTACTTCATATTCACTTTGATATCTGTCCGTGAATGTTAATTTATATAGACCGCCTTCACCTGCAAACTTATGAGACCTATTCTTCATCGGATCTGCATGCAATATGACGTAAAATATCAATGGGCTATTTATCATGCCAACAGCTTGATCTGCAAAATTAAGTGCCTGTGCATATTCAGTAGTCCATGAAGATGCAATCTTTCGTGGCTTATACGTCAAAGACTTTTCAAAGTATGAATCCTCATGCAATGCTTTCTTAAGAACATTGACAGCAAACTTCTTGTCAAATAGCTTTAGTAGACCATTGAATGGTATCGCCATACCACGATAGATCACTGATGCATCTGTGTCATTGAATATATCTTTATACTGCCCTCGCGATTTTAGATCTATCATGTGTTCAGCAGTCTTTGCACTTATAGTACGATCACCGGAAAAATGATCCTCCAATTCTCTCTCCATTCGATCTTCTATCTTTGTATTGCTTTCGTAAGGTAGTTCATTATAACGCGTGAGTGGAAATGCATACTTGCCTAACTTATCTGGAGGGTTGTATTCGAGCTCATCATTCTCAATCTTTGCGGTTATATTTTTGTGTACTTGATTGAGTAGAACTTTCATCCCCTTCGACAGTTTAAATTGCAACTTAGTAAGAACATTAAATTCCTCAGGTCGTAACTTTGATCCCAACAGACCGTCTTCCTTCACTGAACGCTTGAATGTATTCACCAATGCATCTTCATATTGATCTTTGTTCTGTCTAAAATACACATTATTAAACTGACGTATTGCACCTTCTGCAGCATTTTCCAAGTCTTTCAATACGTATGAATCGCTCACTTCAGGATACATCACGCCAATAATAT